GTTAAAGCATATTTACCCGGTGGCACTGTTAGTTCCTCGGCACAATATCCAGGTTGGGTCACTGCATCAAGCCAAATTGATTATAATGCAATACAAAATAAATTAAGTGGTGTTTATAGTAGTTCTACATTTACATCACCAAATCAAGGTACTTTACGATTATCATTTAATGGTACTGCGCTATCAGATGTAGACACAGGATTACAAGTAAGTGATCAAGTCATATTTGGAATTTGTGTGTAAATAACTTGTGTAGATGATGATAAGACACCTGGTGGTAATACTGCATTATTTGCGTATGATGCCGTTAATGCATAACTTGCACTAATGATATTACCCGTGCCACCAACTTGTAAAGCAATAGGAATATCACTACCTGTATCAAAGGTTCCTGCAAAAATAACATCAACATTTTCTGCAAAACTTGCTGTACCGTATAATGAACTGGTAATTCCACCAACACTTCCCGTTGGAACAACTTGTAATGACCCTGTAATAACTGCTGATCCACTGAATGGAAATCCAGCACCCGAACCACCAGATTGCGCATTTAGTGCGTATGATGCTGTTTGTGCGTAACTTGCAGATATTGCATTGGTAATTGAACCAGTAATTGATGGTATTGTTGCAGAATTACCAACAGTGAGATTATTACCTACATATATGTTGTTAGATGCCGATAAATCTGCAAATTCTAGTGTACCGCTGGCAATCAACGATTGTGCTTTTAATGCATATGATGCACTATACGCAGAAACTGCCAACGAGGGTAATGATCCTGTTCGTTGTTTTACTAGTGAGCTTGGTTGAATATTAACTTTATAATCAGGTGTATTTTCTATATTGACCGTAATATTAGGTACGTCAAGAAGTACCTGATTTGCATCAGTATTTTCTCGAATAACTACTGTTATGTCTGGTACACCTAGATTGATTGACCCACTCATCAATTATCTCGTAGCGGTAGGACGGACAGTAAGCAATCCCTCTAAAATTCTTCTTGTTATAGGGGCAATAGAACCACTCGTCATGTTAATGTCGTATACGTATTTTCTTTGATTTAGTAATAGTGTTTGGTCAGGTGTTAATTCTACCATAATACTTCCTGAGTTGAATGGTGGAAGTTTGGTAATATTGAATGTGGCTGATACTTCGTCGGTTGTATAGTTTTCTCTTATCTGACCAACAAATGCATAATCGGTCAAATTCATAGGAATACTACCACTATCACTAATAATAGTTGCGGCAAATCTAAAAGTTTCACCTTGACCTACATTAAATTCAGTAAGTTCTGCCATATTATATACTCAAAAAGAATGTCCCACTGCCCAATTATACTCTATATAAGTATCAGACAGTGGGACACACCTTCTATTTTTAACTACTGATTAGTAGTTCAATACGCAATAATCTGGTTGGATTTCTAATTCGATTGCTACGTTATCACTTGTATCTGACCATTCGAGGTCACCAAACGTTGCACGAGTGATTTGTGCACCCTTGATAATCCATTCTTCAACCTTATCACCTACTGGACCAAGAACTTGAAGGGTCAAATCCTTCTTATAAAATTCTGCGTATCCATCACGACCTGTTACTGATTCATGATGTAAACGTACCCATTCCATAACAGCTTGTGCGCCAGATGGAACGATTGGGTCATAAAGGGTCATTTCCATTGGTTGCCATACAGAAACACCTTTTACGAAACGAACGGTATTAATGTGTGGTAACTTGATTGGGTCTGAATTAACCGAAGGACGTGCGACTTTCTTTACGATATATGAAGGAACACCTTCAATTAAAAGTAAAAATCTATTCTTAAGTTTTGGTTCGAACGCCGTAAAGAAAATTTCATTTTCGGCTACGATATTGTTTGCCATTTGTATCTCCTAACAGATTTATCTATAAATAGTTTATAATCTAAAAATGTAACCGATTATGCCCCTGGGAATGTAGCACCCGTTGGGAGAATGTTGAATTCTAACTTGATGAATTCAGCAGTCTTTGTTGGTTGGAGATACAATTGACCAACCAAGATATTACGGTCAATTACATCTGGTGTATTATTGGTTTCATCCATAATAACACGGAATGCATATAGACCAGAACGTTCTTGAATATTTGCAAGATATGGATTGACGATGTTTAAGAAACGACGACGAGTTGATTCCACATTTTGTTCGAACACAAGGTAACGTGCTGAACTTGCAATATACTTCTTAACTGCGATTAACAAACGACGGACGTTTACACGGTCAAGTGCCGATGAACGGCGTTGTAAGGTCTTTTGACCCCATACGACGATGCCTTGTCCAGGGAATTGTGCGATTGGGTTAACCTTACCTTCGTAAAGAATATCACGTTGTGGTTGTGCCAAACGTGCCTTAACACCTGCTGCTCCTGGAATTCCACCACGGTTCAAACCTGCTGGTGCAAACCATTCTGCTGCGATATTATCGTTATATGCATATACTTCTGGAAGTACAACGGAAGGTGGAACGAATACTAATTTATTCGTATTGTCATCCAACACACGTACCCAAGGATAGTATGATGCTGCGTAATTTGTATCTAACAATGCTGCTTGATTGACTGCACCTGTGATTGTTTGACTTGCTCCCGTCAAATCCATGAGATAGAAACAATCACCACGAGATTCGCAAACACCCAACGCATAATTTGCAACATATGGATGTAATTCATATACGATACCCGGCATTACAAGAAGATTAATGTCAAAGGTATCTGGATTTGAGATTGCATCCAATGCTTTCTTATATGCACGGGAACCTGCTGTTGTTGCCGTTTGGCAATTAAATCCTTGGGTATTTACATCGGTGATAGCATCATTTGTATTGATATAACGTGCTGGATTATCACCGTCAAATCCACCTTGTAGTGGTACGGTAAATCGTAAGTTACCCGTAATTGATGGGGTACTTAAGAAGTTTGCAGCAGACACTGCATTTCCACTATCGTCATACAATTCATTATTTGCTAAGTTTTCGAGACTGAATGCCGAACCAATTAATGCTGCACCACTTGGAATTGGTGCTAATAATGACATATTGGTATTTGGTGTATCTGAGAATTGGAATCCGTAGAATTCGTAACTATTACGAATTGCCGATGTACTGTATCCACGAGTACTACCAGAAATCCAACTTGATGACAAGAATGTTGTAGATACTAATTGTGATGCTGCAACCGATACTGGTGCGGTTAATGCGGCGAATCCAAATGGAACTGCGGTATTTGCAAATGCACCAACACCATCACCCATTTCAACCCATATATACTGTGATGTATTTTTGAAATCACCTTGGAAGTAACGTTCGCCAGTATTTGGGTCTGTTACGGGTGCGCTGTTACCAATACGACGAGCGATGTAATTTGGACTATCTGCGTCCAATGTTAAGTTGTCATATTGTTCCAATACTGATGGTCGTTGGTCTGTATCGCTAAAGCTACGAACCAACAAACTAAATGTTGCATAATCACTGGTATTTTGTCCTAATTTTGGACCGACGATAGAAATCTTAATATCTGCATTTGATGCATTACCATCACTCAATGAGTGAATCTTGAAAAGATTCAACTTTTGACCACCGAGGGTTTGTGATTGAATGTATGGTGTTGCTGCTGCTGCATATAAACCATAATTACTACCAGAAAGATTTAATGCAGTACTACTAGTGACGGCTGACATGCTAACCGATGCACCAGCCGCTGTTATTGCTTCTGGGAATATAGAATAGATAAATCCTTTCTTGGTTCCCGTTACATCGAATCCAAGATAATTTCCAACATATGCTGCTGCAGCAAGTGTGGTACTTAATCCACTAGAACTAACTGAACCACCAGAACCCGATAGGGTTAATGTAAATCCAGTAGCAGGTCCAGTTGCGGTTGCCGATGCGATAGTACTACCCGACAC